GCTGTGTTGGTAGTCATAACACTACCGCCAGATGCTCCAGCGATTAAGGTAAATAAAGAATTAGGGTTGCCTCCAATTATCGTGCAGAGATCGTAGCCAGTACCATTTTTGACTAGTACAAACTGAGTATCTCGCAGACTTTGAAGTACTAATCCTGTAGGAGCGGTTTCGTAGCGCAGAGTCGCGGCTGGTTGTGGATCAGCCAATACTCCCCGCAAATTGGTAACATTTAAAGGCACAGGTCCGTCAGACTGAAGAGAATTTCGGACTTGTAACATTGATGGCACCTTGATGCTACGAGCTAAATTATCAAGATTTAAAGCCGTCTCAGAAATTTTGTCAGCTATGGCACGAAGTAATCTTACTAATAAAGTAGGATTCTTAGCATCGTCTACAGTTACTACTAATGGTAAATTTGCCATAACTAAATCTGGGCTGCACCATCTCCAGCATCTCCACCCCATCCAACCCAACGGGCAAAGGCTTGCTGAGATCCCCAAGGCTTTACTAACACTCCAGTATTTCTCTGGTAAATACGGAATGGTACATTGTTCGCCTGCGTAATCTTGAATTTAAATGTCTTACCTTTACAGAAATATGCTGGGCCAAGAAGCATGTAGAATTCCTGCCCACGTATTCCGCCGGAATTAGTAATGGTATACGAGTTAGATGTATTATCATCCATTCTAGTGATAGTAAGAGTCAAGTCTGCTGTAGAAGTATGCGTAACCCAAATTGCTTTGAGATGAACATATCCTACATGCCCAAAGGAAGTCTGTTGAGATTCCCATACCGTAACTAGTGGGGGTTCAGGCTCAAATACCCAGCGCCATCTAAATAGCTTCCACTGGTTGGAATCCGTAGGAATTAGCCGTGCCATATGTGCTACAAAAGCTGAAGAGAATGAGTAAGGCTTCATTATCCGGCCATTGTGCTGCACCGTTAATGTATCACCTAAAGTTCCGCCATCGTATTCAACTCGAACAGTTCGTACAGCATTCTCTGTATCTGCCTCAAGTTCAATACCCTGCCAAAACTTCTCACCAGAATAGCCAGCGTCGTCGTATTGAATTGCGCGCAGAAAGATGTTTTCCGGCCTCAGAGTATATGAAGGCTCAACTAAGAATAACCGTGCAGTGGTACCAGTTCCGGATAAGTCTATAGCTAGGTTTTTAGCCTGTGCGCCGTTTCCTGAATTAATATCAAATACTTTCTGTGTACGCCCAGATCCTGTCATTGTAGACGAGGATAAGGTTAAAGTAGACCCATAATTATTAATCCCGGCGGCTACATTTATGGTCCCTCCGCCCGGATCTGCATCTAATATAAAATCTGCGAATAATTTATCGGCTCTACGATCATTAGCATCCCATGAAGCTTGTCTAAAATGCCATGGAATGTCAGTACCATTATCAGTAGTTCCGCCATAGGTATACAGTTTACCGGTAGTTGTATCAGCTCCGCCAAGAAGAAGGGTATGTACTCCATCTCCCTCTTCACTATAACCAAATAGTACCCCAGTATTAGTTCCCCCCGGATTGAATACATCAGGGTACCAACCTGATTTATCTCCACCTTCGGTAGAGAATTTACCAAGAGCGTAGGTCAGGCAACGCATTCTATTAGCCGTATCGGGGTAATAGAAATGAATATAAGAGTCTTCGTAGCAAACTCTAAAGAAGAAAGAGGCGTCATTGGTTAATCCAGACACAGTAATATTTCCTGTTACCATGTTAGGAGGATTAAATCCATTTGCAGCAGTTCCTAATGTGCCTTCTACAGGAAAGAATCCATATAATTGATCGAAAGTAATAGCCCGAGAAGTACCCCCATCAGTTTCGTACAGGCCGTCTTTGGATAAAAACCATATCATCGGGCCTACGCAAAATGCCCAACGGTACATTAATCCTTTACCAGTAGGTGTTTCACGAGCAATAAATTGTCCCGGAGCGATTTCTGCAATCTCATATAACTTTTCTGAGCTAAATACATAGTTGCGAGCATTGTAGGTAAAGCCGTTCTGAAGAGGCTCAGATGGTGCAGTAACCTCTAGGAAATAGGAATCTTGAGTTGCATCAGGGTTATTCTGGTTAGAGAAATATAGTCTGCCGGGATTAGTGGCATCTCCACATCCGAAGAACCAGCCGTTAGATGGTCCCCACATGCATGGCAATGGTTGGCCTGCAATGAAGGGTTCAGCAATCTCCCACGCTATAGAGCTGCCACTACCAATACAATCTTCTACTTCCATAACAGAAGTAGAGAGCATTCTACGAATAACTGTATATAATCCACCAACTTTAATTCCGGTACCTTTAGCCCAGCTAGTATTGAAATTAGTGCCAGAATCTTTAATTAAAGTGCCTGCAATCGTGGTAGCGGTGCCAATTTTAGGCGTTTGGGCGACTAACCAAGGCTGGAAATTAATATCTCCAACTGAGTCTGTTATAACTCCTTGGACCGTATCGTCGCCCGTAGAGTCAGTAAATACCGCAGAACTGTTTAGTACAGTTCCTACGTCTGCCCACGAAGATACTAATCCACCCCAACGTTGTATATCAATAAGATCAATTTCTGGAGCCGAAGACGCAGTACAAGTAATAATATTATTACTTCTAAGTGACAATAATCCGCTGCGAGTCTCTGGGCTCCAATTCGAGGCTGCCCCAGTAGTGGAAGCCCGATAGCGGTATCTATAACGGAATGCTGCACCAATATCGCCGATATCTGGTACATAGCCGCCCCAAATAGTAAATGAGCTAATTTCGAGAGTTAATACTCCGCCAGTAACTAAAGTAACTGATAACCTTATTGCGTTTACCGCTGACCACCCTTTTGACCAATCAGTACCTACACGTACACAGTCTCCTCTACGGAAACGTACTTCAGACCATTGGTTATCCCCAGTACCAGTTTCTTCTCTAGGACCGCCTACATCAGTTCCGGGGGTACGAAGAGGGTCTAAGTCACTTTGATCTGAGAAGTTTGCGGAGGAGCCAAATACGTTATTGAGATCAGAACTTGGATCGTTAAACTCCCTCTGTCTATCTATAAAAGTCCCTCCCAACTTAGGAGATCTAGAAATAATATTATTTTGAGTTTCTGTAGACTTGGTAGTAAGAGCTGTTTGTGTGCCTTTGGCTGCTACAACCAAATCAGAAGGGGTAAAAGATCTATAAAAAAAGTTCTGAGTGAAAGAACCGTCACCACAATCAAACATAATCTTTCCTTCAGTAAATTGAGAAAGATCAGAGGCTTTGAAGGCTATGTGGAAATAATCTAAATCGGTAATAGCCGTGGTGGTAGAAGGCGTAAATAATGCCATCTTGGTAAAATCTACCGACGAACTTGGGGTTAAAGTGATATATCCAGTTAAAGTAGCTCCGGCAGTAAAGACGGATTTAATACTACCTTTGTTTGTACCAGCTTGGTCAACTATGATATCTCCGCCACTCAGCACTAAATTACCCTGAGTATAAGCACGAAAGGAGCCTTTAACTTGTAAACTTTGTGTAGACGAAAAAGTAGTTGCCCCCGTATTGCAACGTATAGCTACAGTATTATTTGGACCATTTATCACTTCTGTGATGCGCGCATATCCATTGGTAGTATCGGCGTTAAGTAAAATTACAGCATTTCGTTTTAGTTCGTCTAAAGGTGCCGTAGGTACAATAGTACAATTCCCCGTATTAGTGGGATTATTATCGTAAATAATAGTAGCTATTGTTGTGGCAGATGATCCTCTATAAACCTCTTCGATAAGGATGGTTTCTACTGTAGGACCTGCATAAATTAAATCAACAATAGTTCCGGGACCAATATTTGCCATGGAGACTGGAACTATAGAAGTCCATGTAGGTCCGGGGTTAATATCTTCTACAACTTTAGACGTAGTTGTATTAATTCGTTGTTGAGAAGATACAGCAGCGGCCACGATACCATCATTGGTCCAGTGAGCCGTAGAAGCGAACTCTCCCTGTAAACTAGTGAATATAGGAGGAGCTAATTCGGCGACCGGAGCTACAGTAGGTGGAGTTACTCCAATTTTATGTGTAGTAACGGCCGAGCCGTTGTAAGTAACCTTGTACATAGCAGTAGAATCTGCCACATACATCCAACTAACCGGACTTTGGTCTGGTCGCCACGGCACCATTGCTAAGGGTTTACCAGAAAAAGCTACATCAGAGCTATTATATTGAACAGTAGAAAACGAGCTTTGTCCGGTAGCTAACTTAGTTCCTACACCAACTACTCGCGTCCATGTAGAGTTCAAAGCGTTGTTAAGACGGCGAACACTGTGCACAGGAGTTTGACTGGCAATCACACTTGAAGCTACTTGAGTGATCCCTTGGCGTGGCTGAAGAATACCATCAGTATAGCTGCGAATATTCTCCAGAATTGGATAAAATCCATCCGGTAAACTATCAACAGGGTTATTAAAATCAATACCATGAGAGTATAAACGCTTAGTATTCCGCTCATAAACTAGCGGCACACTCTGAGGAATTGCGTTGTTAGGCTCGTTGTTATTAGCCATTAGTTTGTCCTGTATCAGGAGTATCAGGAGATTGATCTAGGGTAGCAGAGCCACCAGACACAGGCTGTCCCTGCAATGCTCCCAATCCACCCGGAACGCGTGGAGGACGATCCTCAACATCAGCAGTAGATTGTGCCATAAGAGTAAGTATATTCTGGTTCATTCCAGTCAAACGTTCATTATACTGTAAGGCTGCATTAAAGAAATTCTGTGCTTCCTTAAACGTATTTCGAAACTCTTCGCCACCCATTTTGAAGGATGCCAGATGTTTAGCATAACCTAACAAAGGTTCTAATTGCTCTGAACCAATTTGTACAAAATCTGCATCAGTAGGTGGAATTGGTGCTTTACATACTACATCAAAAGTAGTAGAGTAAATTGCATCAGGGCAAGGAGCCAGCGCCGCTAAAGTTCTAATAGAAGCTATAGAATTCGGCTGACCAGTAGAACTTTGCCAAGTAGGATTATACGAATCCATATTAGCTAACGAATCTGTATCTAATGAGACTCCATTAATCTCAGCGTTGACTACAACTGGAGATATTTTAATTAACTCTACGGCCAGTTGGTATCTACGCTCACAATAAGCAGAGCGGGTAGGATCGCGGGCAGGACCATCTTTAGCTAAGAGATCTGCCATAGCTCCCCACTTTACTGCCATTGTGTAGTCATCTGGAAGTCCGAGCAATATACCTACAGTAGGGTCGAGGGCTGCTCCAATATTAACCGTTAAGATGTCTAGAGTTCCCGGTTGACTGCTTGGGGGTACCAAGATAATCTCTGTAGGCCGCACTGAAGCAGAAGAATAACTATAAGGCGAGCCAGAAGTATAGATATCTGCCGAAGAGTAATTTCTCTGCGCCAGAATGTCCGATGGATAAAGAGGGGTTACTACTCCCAACGAATCCACATAAGCTATACGCCTAATATTGATTATATTATCCGAAAGGAAGAGCTGGCCCTGATTAACTGGAAGGGCTATGCCGCTAGTTCTAGTAACTATGCATCCAGTATCAGCCAGCACTTGATCTCTACGTTTCTGAATAGAGTTAGTGAGGTCCGCAAGGGTAAACTGTGCCGATCCGGTCCAAGAATTGCCAGTAGCAGGTTCTAGAAAGTGGCATTGGATCAGGGTAACAATGTCCTGATCCGTTACTGTATAACTAAGTAGGTTGTCCCCGACATTATTCTGAAGAGTAGTCAGATCATAAAAGCCTACCGAAGCAGTAGTATTTATATTGCCTGTATCTCTCCAGAAACCAGTGAGTAGTCCCCAAGTTCGTAAAGCTTCAGTAAGATATAGCTGTAGCTCAGCTTTAGACCAATAGACTAAATCGGGGTCTGAAAGCTGTAATGCAAGAGCCGATGTTAATTGGCCCCATGTAGTGAGACTATATCCGGACAAAAATTATCCACTTACTTGATAGTCATTTTTGCGCCAGAATCAGGCACACTCATAATCACGATCTCTGTCTCAGCATTAGGGCTAGAGGTACGCCGCTGAAGATCAGGACCTTTCAGACCGTTGGTAACGCCGCTATTGTCAGGCTTACACGACGGTGATGTAGGGACCCATGCCGGGCTGTCCAATTGAGTTGTCTTCGCCATCTTGTTTCTCCTTATCAAACTTTTCCATTAACGCTTGCCGAATAGAGTCATAGGTAGATTCGGCATCTATATCCAATACTACTTCTCTGGCCTCTATCGGTGTATCGTCCCCATTATTATACCGAAAAGGCATAGTCGCCACAACGTTTCCTTGAGCTTTAAGGTATACATGTAAGATTACCATCTTGTTAAATCATGACTTTGCATATAAGCTGCATTGAGATTACTTTGGTTCCAGTTTTGATCGTCCTGATACCAGACAGCTCTCTGCATGTGCTCTACGTCTTGTTTAATAATTATATTAATACGCCGATTATACTGCTTCTCATGAAATTGTGCGGTATTGTCGGAATAGTATGGATTTGGATCATTACGGTTAGGCCCCGGCCATTTAGCCGCATACATCAATGCTCGCTCCAAAATTACGTCTGGAGGAAGCAAATAAGGAATACTTGCACCCGGCTCGAATGGGTCAATAGGCCGAGATTCATACGTCATTAAATAGAAATCCGCCGTCATCTGGTGGGGCCAGAACTCGTAACGAGGAAAACCATTGTAATAGTCGTATGGAACCAGTACTCTAGCAGGAGTACCAACCACAGATCTCTGCGGATCACGAATATCAATCATTTCCAGCGACACACTTTCAGTCTGAACTGGCCAATAATTAGCCGGTTCTACTACTGAATAGAATGCGTGGAAGTCTGTAGGCATAGGAATATAGGCTTGATAAACTGTATAAGCCTGCCCAGATCCACTCGTTCCTTCCCAATCCTCGGACAAAGTATAGGTATTTAACCCTACATCAATAGCTGTAATTGTAAGGATTGGCGAGGCTATACCAACGCGAAATTGTCTACCGACATGATCGATAGACACAGTTCCACCAGTTATGGTAACTGTAGGAGAGCCGAACGTAACTGTAGCCGTACCAGTTCGATAGGCATCAGGAACATGTAATTGTGTACGTTTGATTAACCATGACCATTGATTGAGATCAACAATGTCATGGAAAGCGGATTTAATTAAATCTCGGGCAATGAAGGGTCCAAGCTTTGGGCATCTAAGCAAAAGCTTCCTTGCGATGCCATCAAAATCTTCTGCCACTTGGCCCCCTCATTCATTCTTTATCGTCCGAAAATTACAACCTTACCAGTATATGAAGAGCCTAGGTTAAAAGTAACCTGCCCATATGGCTTACTGGTTGGTGCATTGACACTCCAGCCGGGAGTAGCCCACTTAGTTGGATCTTGAATGAGCACTGCCCAAACATCCTTGAAGCCGGTCACCAATACATCGCCGTTAGCAAGTGTCAGTGACTTCCATATCATGGAGTACTGGCTACCCTGCTCCCGAGTGTCTGGTTTAGTTCTAATCGTAGCCATTCACTACTCCTTAGTCAACAAATTCGACAACAAGCTCTGCGGGGATCAGGCCACCAGTTTTAGTTGCACTAGTAACTACACCGACCAACTGAGAGGGAACTGCTGTACCAGCCGCCGTGGAGGTACAATCTGCATTGGTACCAGTACCAGCAGAAAGCTGATCTCCCGGATTAGGTGAGGTCGAAGTTTTAACGTTCGAGCTACCCTTCTGGTGAACGAAGAAGTATTCTCCGCCAACTACTGCCATCTCAACCACGCCTGCAACAGAGTTACGTGCATCACGGGTGGCTGCTCCGGCTGGGAAAGAAGCTGCATCAGCCTGTCGAGAGTCATTAGTAACCAGATAGTTATTACGATCTTTCCAGAACGCAACCTGCCCAGCCGCTGGAATACCAGTAGGTGTAGAAGCGGTTGCACCAGAATCCATCCTAACTAACTGGAACTGGTCACCGAGGGCTGGGTAAACTCCGCCTAACTCTCCCGGCTCCAGAAGGCCAGAACCATTCAGACCCTCCGTATTGCCGTGCCACGTATAAGGGTTACCATTAGGAACCGTTACGACCCGGCGATATTGATTAAAACTAGCCATTGTTATTTCTCCTTCCTAATGATATCGCTTAGCCTGTAATTCCGTAGAGATACCGATGGTAACGCGGACCCGGAACTGTGATATTACCAGCAAACAGGATCTGGCCAACAATGGTCGTATTGTCCTGAGCAGGCTTGAAGCCAGTGAAGCCGAAACGGAATTCCGGATCACTCGAAATATACAGATTGAGATACGGGTTACGTGCATTCATGATCCACAGCGTTTCACCAGTCAGAGTCGGATATGCCTGATTGGGCACACCGGTCATATTCTGCATGAAGTTAGCAACCGCCGGATCAGAGCCAGCAACATTCAGAGCCGCGCCAGAAATGGCTGAGCCGGGAACGTAGCGGGAACGCAGGATTGTAGCCCCATTAAACTTCAGACCAGTAATACCTGCTTTGATGTCAGTAACAGACTCGTAACGCTGGAGGCCGAACAGTTTCTCCTTAAGATACGAGAATCCAAGAACCGTGGTAGCGATTACATTAGGCTCTTTATCACCAAACGTCGCTGCACCATAATTCTCTTCAAGGGTAGGAATCTCAAGGGTTCCGCCGATGTTCTGCGGCTGAGAGTTCAGCGCAGGCCCAATCACACCATTACGGGTGATAGTGCCATAAGTAGGATAAGTATTACCATCATATCCAGCCGTGGTGCCATCATTGAGGGCTTCAGCTAAACCGTTGATGTTATTGGTAAATCCAGCATTCTGACCATTCAGATACAGACCAATGGAAAGCTGAGCACCAATCCAAGTGTAGGCTTCCTCAGTGGCTGCCTTGACAATCGAGAAGATTGCCTCGTCAGAACCATTGTTGAAAACCTGAATATCTTCCTTGTACAGGGTGATATTCGCATAATTGAACTTCGGGACCACCTGAATTGCCTGCTTGGTAAGCTTCTGAGTAATATTGAAGCTTCCGCCCTTGGCATACGGTCCACCAGTCGGCACGTCATACAGGAAGTTTTCCTGAATAAGTCGTCCACCAGTGAAGTCAATCTTGAGCGTGTCGCGCATATACGCGAACACAGGATCATTCTGATAAATATCATCAATGATCTTGTTACGCGCATTCTTAATAAACCGGCGCGTAGAAAGTGTAATCAGATCTAATTCGGCCATTGCCCTATATCCTCCCCATCACACCCAGCCCAAGACAAGGGCCGAAGCTTTTAGGTCCTTTTAATTAATGCGCCAGACCTGCTCGGCCATTACGCATGGTTCCTGTAAAATCTGCTAAGAGTTCCAACTCACTAGGATCGTTTCGCTCACCAGCTTTGGGAGCTGCAATGGCTTGCTTCTCAGCAATATCCTTGGCAACTTCATCAAGGGGCGAAGTAACTTCCTCACCAGTAAGGGAGTTGCGGTTAGCTAAGAAGCTATTAACTCCAAGACGGGTATTGTCATTCTGGAACTTTTCTGTAAGTTCTTTAGTAATCTGTTCACGGAGTTCCTTGGTAGTACGATCTTTCTCCATAGGCTCAACCCATTGCTGGTAAGCTGCCCACGGAGTCATTTTCTTTTCCTCAATCAGCTTTTCGATAGGAGCAAGATCAGGAAGTTCTTTATATTTAGCTAAATGATCGCGCTGAATATTATAAAGATCGCGCTGAACGGCGGAAAAGTTAGAATAAATCTGCTTCTCACGCGCATCTAGGACCGTATTTATATCGGGCGGAGTTGTATTGGTTGTATTAGTATTCGTGTTGGTATTAGTATTAGATTCAAGGTTAACGCCAGCGGCCTTAAGAGTGTCAAATTTAGTACGAAGCTGCTCTAACTCTGTAAGGGACGCTTGAATATTAGGAGCATTCTCTGCATACCATTGATTCCATTTAGTTACTTTACCCTGCTCTTCAGCTACCATTGCAGCAGCATCAGCAAGGTCACCCTCGTGAAGGGCTAGGACGGCCTTAGCGGCTTCCTCAGTAATTCCATAAGTTGTCTGTAACTCTTTAATCTTTTCTTTGAGTTTTGCCATAAAAGGCTGACCTAAGTTCCTTTCTTACAGTAATATAATACACTATTTGCCAATAACTAGGAATTAATTCCCATTACTGCATTGGCATAGGAGGCGGCTGTGGAGGCATACCGGGCATTCCCGGAGGCCCCTGCATGCCCATTGGAGGTGCTCCCATCGGTGGAGGTGCCATTCCACCGGCTGGAGGAGGCATACCCGGCTGAGGGCCACCCATTGAAGGCTGAGGCGGAAGCATTCCCATAGAAGGAACTAGACCACTCCCACCGTTAGTCATATCTGCCATCATCTGAGGAACAATCATCTGTAGACGGCCGGTTAAGTCACTGAGAATAGGGACAATGCCGGGAAGTACTACAGAAAGGGTTCGGATGCCGGTAAGGACTTGGGCTAATGCTTGATTAGCAACAACCTGCGGATCTCCACCTTCAGCTCCCAGACCAGCAGCATTCTGATTAGAGATTGTGTTGGTAGATTGCTGAAACAGAGAACCTTTAGGGGTGGCAGGTTTTGGCTTAGATGTGGAAGCTGGAGGGCCATCATCTATGCTGCGTGCCGGTCCTGTAGGAGCTGAATCTGCTCCCTCACCGCCTTTAAGAGGAGTAATTAGTGCCATTTACTTAGATTTCTTAACTTGCACTGCCGGTGTAACAAACTGGCCTGTCTTAGCCGGGGTTTTACGGACACCACTCATAGACATCTTGCCAGTAACACCTTTAGTCGAACCCTTACTTTTAAACATTTATGCTCCTTTAAAAGGGATATTAGCCCCTGATTTACGTGCTTTACTTAACAAAATGGCTGTTTTCTGCCGTTTAGCCCTAGCAACTCCAAATTTCTTCGTAGTACTGGCTAGTATTTTCGGCGGATTATCTTTGAGTTCCTTACCAATACTTTCTAAGATACTCTTGTCAGCCATTTAAACTCCATATAATATTAACATATTACAGATAATTATGAAGTTCTTATAGTACTTCCGGGGCCGGACCCGTTATCGCCTTGAGTTGGCATTGCTTGGAATGAGGATGGAGCACCCGGCCCTTGGGGAGCCGGGCCTAATCCCATTGCCCGCTGAGCAGCCAATTTATCAATCTCGGTAACACAACCCGCAGGCGGCTCACCAAACCCACCAATATCTAAGACTTTAGCAAGAGTCCAAATGGAGATAATTCCCATCATAAAGCCTTTGAAATACAAGAGTTTGCGGCTGGTAGAGCTTGCATTGAGTAACGACCCCGGCGCAATGTTGAATACTAATTGACGCTGAACTTCTTTAAACCTATCAAATATAGGTAATGGGCCACGATCATGGGCTACTTGAGTAAGGTTACCCTCGCCATCGAAATCTTCGGCATGTACGAAATCTGGGATTAAGTTATTTGGATCAAAATCGAAGTCTTCGGGCTGAGATCCTGTAGGACCAAGAATTTGATACCTCTGCCGCACAGTATAAAACTGAGCAAACATAGAAATCAGGATAGTAGCAAACTCCCGCATAAAACATTCAATAGAGCGGGATCTACCCTGAAGAACGAAGGTTTTAGCCTCCATCATACGCTCGACTGTTTCATTATCTGGCATCTGATTGAGAGAAAGTAGACTCTTTCCAAGATCAGACAAACCAGCTAGATCATCCATTTCGGCTTTAATCCAGTCTACATGGTTGACAATTAAAGGCTCAAGCGCTGGAACTCCCGGCATATTAGGCAGCTCGCCCATGGGATTAGCCAAGATTTTTAACCCAGCTCTACGAGTATTAATAGCTTCTAACGCTCGCTTACCCATAGCCATGGAATTAGTAATAACTGGTGGCTGGGCAACTTGGGCAGCATGATCGTCAATTACACGAAGCAGCCAATCAAGTGACTCTTGGAGAGGAAGTAAGTCCCACATAGGACCAAGGCCAAACCACTTAGCAGGAAATGGGTCTAAAGTAAGCTTAACTAATGGAAAATGTACCTGTCCACCTGATGCAAACCAATAAGGATTTGGGATATCTTCGAGAATTGCTGTACGAGAAAAAATGATTCTACGCCCACGAGGATACTTCTTATCGCCGGGCTTGATTGTATAGGACCAGTTGTTAGCCGGAACTTGAGGAGGCTTGGCAAAGAGGCCCATAACTCCTTCTGGCCTCTCCCAAGTAGGATCGTCTTTGAAATCTCCCATCTGGATCTCGGTAGAACCATCATTCTTCTCTTGATCCATTACATACATGGTATAGATGTAAATAGCTGGTTGGGCTCCAATAGTAGCTTTTGGCTTAGAAGCAAATAAAGCATCATCTAAAGGAGAGCCTGCTTTTACATTTACAGCCGCAAGAATTTTACCTGCGCGGGTAGACTCTAAAGCCGTACCTTCAAGGGCATCGTGGTCTGAGATAAGTTGCCCGGCTTTATCCGGCCACAGAATCCGAGCATGAGAAAGTGTGTACTCCTCACGAATAATTACTCCACGGCTGTTTTGGATACTAAGAAATTCTCCATCAGGGCGTATAGGAATAACATCTCTCGGATCTGGAGCTTTGGGCATAATTTCCTCACGCTCCGGGTCCCATTCAAGCCACACATAACCACAGCCTGCAACCCACGCATAACGAAGGGCTTGGGCTAGACCAATTTGGTCACAAGATACACGAGTATACCAAGACGTAGATAATTTGGAGAAATTATCCGCGGTCTGTTCTAAGGCGCTATTAAAAGCTTTGATTTCAAAGAAGGGCTTGATGTCTGTCATTTGAGCTACACCCTCAATCATAATCTTGCGCATACGATTAGAAGAGGTAGTAGCTAAGCCGTTTGGCCTATCCAGTTCGGCAAGCATAGTTTTAGTTTTAATAGAACAAACTCTATCTATGCACGGCTGAATTAGATCATAACCAGTTTGGCGTTCTAGAAACTTCTGTCCATCATCAAGACATAATCCACCATACTGGAGAATCTCCATAGTAGAGCCTTGCTTAGGAAACTTAATTGGAGACGCGCCAACAGCCATTAGTCAATTCCCTCGGCAGCGTGATTTATCACATTTTTTTCTCGACACCATTTTTGGTGTTCGACGTACGAGGTAAATTCTTTACGCTCAAATCCACGCTCTTTATATCCCGGCATCATAGGGCTGTCCTGTCGTGCAGGGTAGCGTACTTCACCAGTTTGGGGATTCTCAAATACTACTGGCCGGTCTTTAGTAGATAGCAATGCTCTTTTACTTTTCGAAGCCGTTCTGGCTAATCCGTTGTCACAAGCGGGATAATCTTCCATAACCTTATGTTCATAACAATACTGAAGAGTTTCTCGTGCCATTAGACTTGAAACTCCCTACGAAGCATAGCCTCAAAGATTTGCTGGGGGGACATTCCATGGCGGGTACGAATACCTAGAACTTTGCGCTGGGGAATAGAAAGTGATAATTTGAAATCATCCAGCTCAAGTACACTAGCCTGTGAAATCAAAGTAAGGGCTTGAGAAGCATTTTCCAGCGGCCATTTCTTGAGCAGCTTTTCCAGTTGGGCATGCTCAGAGTCGGAGAACCACAAGCCTCGTAAAGTATTGTGTGTCTTACACTTAGCTAAACGATGTTGTAGAACTTCCTCCACAGACATGCCTTGGGCTGCCGCAATTTTAGCGTATTCATCATATAAACTTTGTGGGATTCGTAAGGTAACTGAAGCATATACCTCAGCCTCTACTCCGTGGGAAGATTCATCTCCCAATAGTGGTAGCTCGTCTCTAAACTCTTGTGAAGGTGGAACAACTTCAAGAGGAGACGTAAATTCAGCCACCGCTTGCTGAGGAGCTTGCCCAAAAACTTTTGGACGCATCTTAGGATTATTACTCACTCACTCTCCTAACTAATACTTATTGTGGTCTAAGTATACAGTAAGAGAGTATTTAGACCTATTATTTAATATAACCACTAAATCTAATAGCAATAAAATCTCCGTTTACTGGCAAACCATTGGCTCCAGCCGTAAGATCCGCTGAAGCGTTAGTAAAACCATTAGAGACAATAAACATTACTCTCTCTCTTGATACCCCATTGATATTCGTAGCAGGAGTCAATACATCTGTTTGCACACGGAGAGGTATAGTAGCCTGTGTTCCAGAGCTAATTTTCTGGTTCTCAATTGAAGCACTGCCATAAAACTGCCCACTATTGGCATACCCACCCGGAGTGTTTAAGATAATAAAATTAGTAGTACCAGCCAGAATACCGGCCCCAGAGACAAAACCGTGAGTTGCGTCTAACGCTGATGCTCCTATCGGGGTAGTAGCTAACGTTGCGGAGGCTCCACTCACTTTGTCTGCTGCCAAGGAAGCGTTTAAATCTCGTAGTTCTGCTACTATCTGGTGTTTGATAGTACCGGCCACATTCTGGATTATTAATAGGAAATTTTGTGGCTTACCAAAACCATTCTCCACAGTTCCGCCCCGAATAATGGCGTAGGTAGAGTTAGTAACACCACCGCCTATAGAAAATATAGGAGATCCGCCTCCCGGAGTATCAATTTTAGCGTCTCCAATAGCACCTATAACGTAGTCGGGGCCAATATTACCCTCCATGTAAACATTGTCAGATACAGGCTGAGACAAGAATGTACTATTAGTAATTAAACCCATTGCTATGCCGGTAAAATTGTTGAAATCACACAAAGTTATAGGCCCAACATGGTCACCATACAAAGCATTCATAAACACCCCACCGGCCCCGTTATTACGGAACCATGAGTTGTGTAAAGAGGCAAAACCATTAGTAGCTGAAGACTCTTCGTACCAACCCCAGCCTATTCCAATGGCATAATCTTGTCCCGATAGCGTTTGTGTAGGCCAGCCATTAGGAGACGCTTGCAAAACAATGGTATTAGCTGTAACAGATAATATCTGTCCATAAAAAGCTGTGAGTGCTGTAGAACCTACACGAACCATGTCTCCGGCAAAACCAGTACGAATACCTAAGGTAGTAAGGTCAGGTCCGCCCGCAATTGTTATAGTATTGTTACCCGCCGTAGTAGACGCAGTACCGGCAATTACAGCCTGCCGCACTAAAGTGTTAGGATATTGGCTCAAGATACCAGCAGTAGCATAGGTTTTGCCGTTATCCGTGGAAAACCATTGATCTGTTTCACTTGATTGATTATTACCTATACTATCATTGTGAACACCGTCTAGCACACAATTAGCGATAGCTCCATTTATAAAACGACTACCAACAGAACCATTTATATAAATTCCGTAGCTAGATTTTCGGTTACCATCAAATTTAATACCTTCTATAAGAGAATAGCTCTCTGACAAAGAGAGTATAGAACGCATTCCTAGTGTGGTTGCTTGGATTACTGAACCAGTTGAAGTTCCGTAACGTTGCCCTACTCCCAAAAGTTTAAGAGGGTGCCCTGCTGCTGGCACAAGTTCAGCACTAGTTAAATAAATACCTTGTTGCAAACTTACAGTAATTCCAAGAGCATTATTAGTTGTAATAAGCCCCTGTAAAGTAGAAAAATCATCTCCACCGGACGGAGGAGGAGCAACGATAAATATACCACCACTATCACCA